TTTTGGCTTTCCGTAGGTGATAGATAGCCAACCCATGAAGCACATCCATGGGCTTGCTATGAGTTTTTTTCTGCGTCCTCTAAAGCTTTAGCTGAAGTGTTAGAGATGTTGGTGACGGCTTCTGCAACGATCCTTAAAATGCGGTAAGGCTTCCTTGATAACTTCGCAATATCCTTACGCGGATCGAACATCAAAACCTTATCAGTACCGCACAGGCACCACGCAGTAACTAGAGCTCTAACCATATTCTTGTGGTCGCCATCGTCGCCCACTAACAACGCTTCAAACTCTTCTCGTCCTTCGCCTGACAACTCGCGCACAAGAAGCTTACCGCCCCATTCAGGAATGGTAACTTCCTCATACGCAAAGTCGTCTTGATCGAGTAATGTGTTTTTATCCATAATTTATGCGGTCGTTGAGATTCCTGTAACTGTTACGGTGAAGCTGTCCTCTACGATTGCATCAACACTTCCAGAAGCAAGAGCGAGAGAAGAAACAAAACCATTAAAGCTGATGGTAGTCGTAGCGCTGTTTTCGTCCGTTACGTCAACTGTCCAATCGTGCGCCGTACCTGCTGCAAATGCTGCTCGTACTGCATCGGCTCCACTGTCGTCGAAGTCTAGGTTTCCACTAAATGTTGCTTCCCCACCGTCTCGAATGCCGCTGATCTTTTCCTTGCTTGTGCTGCAAAGATCCGTTGTGTCGAGTGCTTCGCGTGACTCTTGCGCTACACTAAAATCCTTGATACCACAAATGGTGGTGTACGCAACGGGCGTTCCATTGTCGCCAATTTTGATTGTGGTCCCTTGTGCTTTTATCTGGCTCATCTATTCTCTCCTAATATCTCGTAAGTACTGCATGTACGATTGTATAAGTTCCTGCGGTGCCGTCACTGTCTGCGGTGAATTTTATACGAAGTAGTTTGCAAGGTGGTAGGTAGAGCGTTACCGCTGCCGCATAAGCCTCAGTGATCGCCACTGCGGTGGTATCTCGCCATGTGATTGCGCCGCCATCGGTACCATCTGATAGGGAGTACTGAACAACCATCGTAGCGGTAACAGTGTTAAGCCCTCCGCACGTAATATCCACGCCCTGAAACTCACAATATTTGATAGACTTAATTGCTGTGAATGTGTCGGCTGATGCGCTGCACGTCATAGGCGTAGCTGCAACTATCGCGTCTCCACCTACGGCAGCATTAAACGCCTTTGCAATAACAGTGTTACGCCCGTTAATGTTGTCGGCGTAAAGTGGGCAAGTGAGAAGTAAGAGAATCAGGAATATAACAGAAGTACGCATGCTATATTTCCTCCATTTCGCTAAGTTGGAAAGTTTGTGTGTAGTAGTAAACTTTGGGCTCGCTGTCGTTATCAACATCATCATCGAAGTGAATCAACAACGCTTTTTTCTTTAGGCATTTTCTGATGATCTTTGCAACAGCCCGGACTTCTGACCATGACTCCGACTCTACCTCTACGGTAACAGCAACCAATGAGAAGCCTGTGTCCCCGCATAGATCACGTTCCGGTACTGTGCCGGTACGCCTGAAGACAACGTTAGGGGTTAGCTGTGCTTGCGCTCGTTCAACGGCTTCTATGCGGTCGCCAACCTCAGCCACTAAAGGCTTACACGCTATCAACCATGATTGCATTTTTTCTTCTGCTCGCATTATTTCATGCTCAATTTCTGTATACGTTGTTCTGCTTTTTTAGCGACCGCAAGGATGGCCGCGTTTGCTGCTCTTTCAAATCCTCGACTCATGAAAGGGTTAGCTTTTGCGCCGGGGTGATGATACGCAGATGTCATGCGGCCATTGGGTAAGACCATGATTCTAATTCCTGTTTGTAGGTTGCCTCTTAGTACCCTTCTGATTAACTTCGCTTTTACCTCATGCGCCTTCGTTCCACGCTCCACCAAGTGGGCTTTAGGGTCATCGGATATGACGCGAAACTTTACGTAGAAACGATTGGACCTAGAGTTGTTATCAACAACCTTTAGCGAGTCTCTAAGATGAAACTTCTTTAATCCTTTGCCTCTTCTTCTGCTTCCGCTTGTGCTGATGTGTCCACGACCTACCGGGGCATTGGCCCTAACCGATTTCTTTATGACGTTAGAGCCTGCACGTATAGCGGCCTTCCATACGTTTTGGCGCATGCGCTCAGGTAGTTTCTTGAGTACTGCGCTTAACTCTTTCAAGCCTTTGATATTTACTGTTTGACCGAACGCCATGCTAACCCCTGTCCGTTCTCGTTGGCTTCTCAGTCAAGCAATGTACGAATAGTTCACGCCGCCTCATGTTCCCCTGCACAGTCCCCACGATCTTATATTCCTGATTGCCTTCGATAGCTTTCCATGTTGCGTCCACGTCTGCGCGATACCTGATCGAGTAGACAATGCCACCCGTAGCAACGACTGTTAACCCATCTATTCTCTCAGCAAAAGATGCAGGAACACGCCTAGCCCAAACGGTTGTAACCACAGCATACCCTGCTTCGGATTTGCCTGTTGCAGCGTCTTTGATCCTAACGGGCTCAAGTAGTTTTAAGCGTCTGTCTAGGCGTCCTGACTGCATACTAAACGGTACCCTCTCCAAGAACTGCGATAGTGTATGAGGCGGTATCGGAGTCTGTGTTGTTGACCTTCAGGAGATCGCCGGTGGCTGCTGTAACTGCCCATCCTGTGGTCGGATGGATAAAGAGCATTGCGCCGCCTGCTGGAATTGCCAGGATGTCTGTGGTGTCCTTGAAGAAGCCGATGAACTGGTTAGATGCTGCTCCACCTATTTCAATGTTTCCGCCGTTAGCTGTTGCAGCTTTAACGAGGATGGCCTTGATGAGCGTAAACGTAACGGCCTCACCGAAAGGGGTGTTGAGTCCTCCTGCAAGGTCAAGGTCTTCGCTTGTTGTGTCGGCTAGAGAGCGCGTGTCTGCCGCGAATCTGTTAGCCTTTCCTGAGCCTGTGCCATTGGTGAAAGTGGTAATGAGGCTGAGTGCTTCCGCAAATTCTGCGGGGAAGTCGTCGGTGCCTTCATAGTCCGTGATAGCAATGGCTGCTGTCGTTTTGCCGTTCATTTAGTTTCTCCTATACGTTTATGAGTCGGTGCTTATCTAGCAGCCGTGGTACAAAATTGGTCTTGCTTGTTATGGTTCCAACTACTTCGGATTCCCTCACGTCATACATTGTAGAAACCATGATTTTGATGTAGGTCTTTATGTTCTCGGGTACGACGCTAGCAGACGCATACCCCGCCACGTATGTAACGATTACTGCATCGGGTCTATCGTAAACACTCGATGGCCATGACGCGCCTTCCTTTAGCATAATCACTCCACCGTCTTTGTGTACGTAGCTTTGATAGTCATCTGTTGATACGGTTTGTAGATCGTTGCTTGTGTCGTAGTATTTGATCGAAGAAACAGAGATGATGGGAGGCAACGCAAGATTGAATATGGTACAAAATCTTGGCAGCTTAATAGCCATGGTTTTCTGCGAGATCGTTCTATGACATTCAACTTCTGCTTCGTGTCGGGCTGCAACGATTAGCGCAGTTATCAAAGCATCATCATCGTTAATGTCGACGCGTGCAAACAGCTTCGCCTCGTCTAGCGTGACAGGCTCCCACGTTGGTTCTGTGATAACTTCGATAGTCATTTTCTAGCTTTCTTTTTCCTCACACGCTTAGGTCTTAGGATAGCTTTCTCGATCTCTTCAGGCTCGAATACTGCCAGCTCTAAAACCTTCTCTTCCTTCTCTGTTGGTGCGTCCATTGGTACGGCTAAACCGTTGCGGATCATCTTTGCTGCTGTGTGACTTGGAACAGTTATTACCCTGCCCTCTAAGTTGTTTCCCGTTAGCCGTACTTTCATTATTCCCTCACGCCCCACATTCGAATATAATCTACAAGCAATGTTCCAAGCCCCGCGCCGCCGCATTTACCGATTGCGATGTAAGGTTGAACTTTGCCGGTGGTACTTGTTAGATCGGCCATGCTTGCCGTGCCAACCTTCGCGC